CTTGTGGTTACATAATGCACCAGTTGTCTAGCTACATTGTTTGAAAAAGTTGTATCAATTCTTCCTGAAAGCTGGCCTGCTGCTGAAATGAGCGGAATGCTACCAATGTCTGCTAGTAGCTGATCAGAGAAGTCCAATAAGGCTAAAACCTCGGGCTTACAAGGATCTGCTAATAACACGGCATCACCAGCACTGTACACTCTGCAGTTATAGTGAGCGATGTTAATCCCAACTAAATATTCTTTAAGTTGTTCAATAACACTCTCATCTATGACCCCGGACCAAGACTTGCAGACCATAGCGGTGCACACAGCATTTCTGTATGCACAGTCATAACCCGCAGTAGACCAGTCGAAGGCACTGCAATCAGTAGACAGGGGGAAGGCCAAGTTAGGGTCCTTCTGCAAAAGAGCTTCCTCACTAGGATAAAAAGAGTAAGCACTAGCTGAGCCAACCGCGTTTGACCATTTTGGAAAACCTGGCAAAAGTCTCATATAAATGAGAGTTAAAGCCAAGCGGTCCAAAACATCAACAACGCTGATAAGTCTAGCTCTGTTGTCAAGTAGCTTGCTCTCTTTGTGAGGTTCGTCCTTCACAAAAAGCTTAACAGGAGAAATCAAAGGAACTTTACCTGGGTCAGGCACCGAATTCATGAAGAGCTCAAGCTTATCAAAGAATGCGTTGTCAACTGACTCTAACTTACCAAAGTCATCGAACAACCTCTTCTTATGAGTAATATGCTGCTGCATCAAACGGGTGAGGAGACCATCTTCCATTAACCTTACCAAGGTTGAAATGAAATTGAGAGAGGTCTCTGTATAAATTCTCGTCCCGGCTGAAGCAGTGGGATTCTTCGCTCTGGCATCAGCTATGGCAAACAATGCCACAGTGTTCCAGAGTTCTTCAGAACCCAAGCCTCTCCAATCATTCATCAAAAGTGCCAGCCGTTTAGGGACTGGGTATAAAACCCAGCGGGAGGTCCATTCATTAAAAATCCTCTGGGCTCCATCATGCCAAGCAAATCTGACCTGAGAATGAACCGAATCATTACCCAATGACAACGGAGACCTAGACTTTGCCTCATTAGTCAAATCACAATGGACATTGAACGATTTTCTAATCGTATCAATAGATCCTGATGGATATGCATAAAGAGATGCGTCTCGGCTGGTTGTGGTGGGAAT